CTCTGCTACTGCTTCATCTACTGATACGTCACTATCAAATAAGAAATCAACAGTCAGTATGTTCTCATCTCTCTTCATGTTCTCATCTACATACACGTAGATGTCATCTTTACTAGACACTATCTAACCTCCTTTTACTATTTTGTTTCTTGATAGTCTGATAACCACAAGTAAAGCACTGCACTATCACATGCACACTGCTCTTAACGTTGCTATGTATTGCTAACTCTACGTAGTTATCTTGTCTACAATTATCGCACTCCATATTATTCCTTCCATAAATAGGTAAACCCTAGCCTTCGGTCATTACAAACAGGGACGTCATAATTCCTACAGACTAGGGCTTCACCATACGTACAAGTATCGTATTGTTTGATACTTACTATCTCCCCAGATAGCTTGTAACACACTATTAGTTATTTCCACAATGATAGGATTCCAACCTATAAGGCGACCCAGTGTTTTTCTTAGTATCGTTAACTAAGCACTCTCGCTAACTCGCAATTTCTATGGCTTTACGTTCTTATAATGTGTTACAAGCTACCCCCTACCTGCAACGAAAGGGTAACGAACAGGTAGGGATAAGTTGTTGGTAGCTAATTAATATTTACAGTCATAACATACTGCAATTCTTTTCTTGTGTTTTCTTTTCTTAACAGTAACGAGCATAGTATATAGCTTGTCTTGTAAGCCTATACTCATACCACAAAAACCACAGGTATCATAAGTGATTTCTCTCTTAGGTATAGATATAGTAGCGTTCTCCTCCATATCCTCCTGCCGTTGCATGCTCTCATTAGCACGAATTTCTGCTAATAATACCAGACCTTCTTTGATACCTGTAGTATCTTTGACTGGTATGGTAGGGTTTTCTAACTCCCTACAATCCCTGCATATATAGCCACGAACTAAGTTCTTGCTACAGTACTTGCATACTGAAGTCGTAGGCATAGCATTAGGTACAGGGTATTTATATTCTTTGATACCATTAAGGTCAGGTATCTCTGTATGTATTACAGCTTTCTCTACTGCATCATAAGTTCTCTTGAACTTAGGTACAGAAGGTTTTTTATTATGTTTCATTACGCACCTTTCATATTCTATATAGTCGTGTCAAAACAAAATCTTGAATTGACTTGAACAAAATCTAACATTTTGCCCTAGGCGACATAGGGTCTTATAGACCAGGAGAATTTGACAACCCCTATGCATTGACTCCCTTGACCTGCGTATGATATATATTTAAATATATATCTGGAAAAAAAAATAATATTTATTTTACTACGTGCACGTAGATTGTAATATTACTACCACTATATGTAGTAGTAGTATAGAGAGAGAGAGATAGTATAGAGTAGATTAATGTATGTATAAATGCATATGTATATGCATATTAATAATTATATATGATGATGATGTGTTGATATAGGAACTGATTATGGTGTGTAAGACTACACGACTTGGATACTAAGATAAAAAAAAAGTTAAACTCCCCTAATGAAAGGGGAGAATAACTAGGGCAATTATGAAATGTAGTCCTGAGGTTTACCTTTAAACCCAGCATTCATATAAGCTTTAGCTTCCTGTAGAGTAGGAACTTCTTTAGGGAAACGTTCTGCTATCGCATTAGTTCCTATTTCCTTAATAAAAGTTTCACTCATAGTGCCACTTTTAGTTGGCTTGAACGCCTTACGATTTAGAATTTTGGGATACTGTTTACACAATTCCTGAAGCTGAACGACTGCTTCATATTGTTTTAATATCCCTAAATTCTTAAATTCTCCATTAGATTTGACACTAGCTATCATGTACCTAGTTTTACCTAATCCTTCTGGGGAGAATTTGAACGAAGGAGTACCACGTAATTTGACTAATACCATATTATTGGGTAGCCATTTCTTAGATGATTTATATATGTTTTGGATAATATCCTCATCTTTAAGATAATATCTCTGTTTTAGTGCTTGTACCAATTTACACCTACTTTCTATTATTATTTATATAACTATTTATTATATATAGTACTCTTACGCAATTAACATGTTAAGTCAAGTCAAACCGCCTATTAGTAATACTTATTGAGTGTGTGTGAGTGTATATTATTTTATAGTATTACTTTAGGAATTTGACTTTACTAATCTGTTATGAAGCGTCTGGAGTACTATATATATAATCACACAATACTAATAAAGAATAACAATAAAGAAACACACAAAACATACTAATAGCGGTGGTGGTTGGGTTGTGGCTGTTAGAGTATTGATTTTGTGTGTTTATTTCTATGTTATTGTTTCGTTAGTATGTAGAGGAATAAGTAATGGAATTATCTATGGTGTTTAACAGAAGGTATGGTTATAGAGGAAAGATAGGACATATTAGCAAAGAACCTACTATATGTAGTGTAGATGAGAGAGAAGTAGTATATAGTACATAGTTAACACTTGCACCGTACGTAGCGTTATGCATGTGTGTTGAGAGGGGGGATTTAACCTGACACCCCCTATATATCATTACGTAAGTAGAGAAAAAATTGCTGGTAATTGTTTGGAAAAAGAACTGTGGTATAGATTGATTACAGGCATTGTAGAACAATCAAGAAGGTATAGATTGGTAACCTACACCACCGTTCCTATTGTCCTATATTAACACACTACTGCTAGTAAAGGTAAGAAAAAAGAATGTTTTTTTATAGTACGCTTGAGGTGCGTTGTAGACGCAACGAACCCTGTGTCACTCCCTCCCAACGCAGTAAATAAGTTTAGTGAATTTTTGTTTGACTTGACTATTTATAAATATGTGAAGTAATAGCCTTTAACGCTAGTTAACACCGTGTAGCTAATCGGCTTGAGTTTTGCCTATAATCTTACAACTTATGTCTGAAAGCTACTAAATTGTAATGCCTATGTTTATAACCTTAGCTATAGTAAAATTATAATCAAGTTAAAGAAGGAAAAAATATGTTTGATTTTAAAGAACAGTTACAGGTAGGCAAAAAAGGTGAACATCTAGTTAAGTTATTTTATGACACACAACAAGATGATGGTAAAAGAAAATTCATTGTAAAGGACGCTAGACCTGACGAACAGCTTAAAGGTGCAGACCTTATGGTAATTAGCAACGAACTAGGTGTACGCTATGTTGAAGTTAAAACAGATACACAATCTAAAGACACAGGTAACGTAGCTCTAGAGATACAGATAGTACAGGACAACGGCAGCAAACAGATAGGGTGTCAATTTAAAACATTTGCAGACTTTATGTTCTACTGGATTTATCCGACCAACGAACTTCTTTACTGGCAACCTGAAGCGATGATACCCTACATTGTAGACTGGATAATGGAAGGTAAATACAAAATTATAGAAGCTGAGAATAAAAATTTTTTTTCACGCAATCTTATTGTACCTATTAAGGACCTGGTCGCGACTGGGCTCGTAAAGACGTTAGACGTTTCTTATCACTTGTTGGAGGAAGTAGAGGCTAATCAACTATAATAAAATAATGAAAAACAAATTGTTGTGTACGTCTTGTAATAAAGATTATGAGATAACACCAAATTATAAGAAATGTGTTAATCTAGGATGTATAAAATATAATATAAAAATTAGGAGATAATATGCCAATAGGAAAAAAAGGTAAGAAAAAAAGATACGGTACTGGCAGAAAACCCAAAAAATAATGGCTGCTAAAAAAGGTCTTTATTACAATATGAATAAAAGAAAAAAAGCAGGTACAAGTAGGTCTAAAAAAAATTCTACTATTTCACCTAAAGCTTACGCTAATATGAAAAAAGGTTTTCCAAAAAAGAAAAAGAAGAAATAATGGGAAAAAAAACAAAGATAAAACAAAATATTTTTGATAGTCCACAATCTTTAAAAAAGTGGAGTTTAGAATTGTCAGATGCTTGTGGTAGTGTCATTGTACAAAAGAGACCTAATGTATCACGAATAGATTCTTTAGTAGAAAAATTTGTAGATGATTATAACAGTAATGTAGAACAGGCTCAAGATGGCGATTGAGTATAGAGGTGAAAAATTCTCAGGTTATAACAAACCTAAAGCTACACCTAGTCATGGTTCTAAATCACACGCAGTGTTAGCTAAATCAGGTAGCACAATTAAGTTAATTAGATTTGGACAAAAAGGAGTTAAGGGTAGTCCGAAGGGTTCAAAAAGAAATAAAGCTTTTAGAGCAAGGCATGCTAAGAACATCAAGAAGGGTAAAATGTCGGCTGCATATTGGGCAGCAAAAACTAAATGGTAACTAAAAACATAATATGTATTTCACCAGAATGTGAAAATACGTTACCTCAAAAAGCACGTAAGTATTGTTCTGATACCTGTAAGTGGCGTGAGCAAAAAAGAAAACAACGTTATAAAGAACAGGGTAGAGAGTACGAACCTGAAATAAAAGAATCTAACAAAGGCACAGTTACACAAGTTAGACGTGGTGCTTTATATGATAAGTTTGTAAATGAAGGTTATGCTTTAGATTTAATACAGGGCAGATTAACTAGACAAGAAATAGCAGACGAATTAAAATGTACGTCTTCACATATCAGTAGGCTACTAGGTGCATTCCAAGAAGATTACGCTAAAGATAGGCAAGCTGAAAGCTGGGAGATATCAGATGACGCAGAACAATCTTTAAAAGATTTTGGAGAATTTAGAGACAGATACTTTTTAACTGAAATGGGTATACCTTTTGAAACTGCAGACTTTCATGTTAACTGGATAAAATCTATTAACAAAGCTTTACTAACTGGTGGACAGCAAATGATACTGTCACCACCACGTCATGGTAAAACTGAATTGTTAATACATTTTGTTATTTGGCTTATTATGAGAAACCCTAACATACGTATTATGTGGGTTGGTGGTAACGAAGATATTGCTATGAACTCTGTTATGTCAGTTATGGATACACTAGAGCAAAATGAAAAACTTAAAGAAGATTTTTGTGGTCCAGGAGGAACATTTAAACCAGCAACAAGAGCAGGTAAAATGTGGTCACGTAGTGGATTTACTGTATCAACACGAACAGTAGCTGGTATTAAATCACCAACAATGATAGGTATAGGTCGTGGTGGTAAGATACTTTCTCGTGACTGTGACTTAATTATTGCTGATGACATTGAAGACCACAGTTCTACTATGCAACCAGCGTCAAGAGAAAATACAAAAAACTGGTGGACAACTACATTAGGTTCAAGAAAAGAAGAACATACAGCTATGGTACTTATAGGTTCACGTCAGCATCCTGAAGATTTGTACTCTGCAATTTTAGAGTCAGAAGCATGGGAAACTATAGTAGAAGAAGCACACGATAGCCTTTGTGTTATACCTGAGTTTGAAGAAGAAGACCATGTTGATTGTATGTTGTGGTCAGGTAAGAGAACTTTTAAATGGTTAATAAATAGAAAACGTGATGCTATGACTACAGGTGGTTTAAAGAATTTTGAAATGGTTTATCTTAATAAAGCTTACAGTGACAGTCTTAGATTATTTAATCCTGAACAGATAGAGAAATGTTATGACCCTAATATTGGTTTAGGTCATATACCTAAAGGTGCATATCTAGTAGCAGGACTTGACCCTGCAGCTACAGGGTATCAGGCAGGTTTCTTATGGGCAGTAGAGACAAATGCTTCTCAAATTAAATTAACATTAGTTGACTTAGAGAATCATCAGGGTGGTGGTTTAGATGAAGCTTTTGCTTTAATCAAAATGTGGCACGACAAATATAACTGTTATCACTGGGTTATTGAAGAGAACGGTTTTCAGAAAGCTATAAGACAAGACCAGAGAATAAAAGAATACTGTAATGTGCAAGGCATTAAATTAGAAGGACACGAGACACATAAAAACAAATGGGATGAAAAATTTGGAGTAACTGCATTAGCACCTATGTTTAACGAGCAGATGATAGTACTACCTTTTTATGATGCAGATGCACAAAGCAAATCTATAACGTATACAAAACAATTAGTTTACTTTGCTTCTAAAGGTAAAGGTGGAAAAGGCTACAAATCAGACGTAGTTATGGCAAGTTGGTTTCCTATGAAAGTTATCAGAGCATTAACAAAATTAGTATATTCTGATATAGGAATAGAATACACTCCTAGTTTTGATGGCTATAATAGTGTACAATGGAACGAAACACCTTGGAGTTAAATGAAACCTGACGCAATAATCGAAAGAGCTTCTTATTTAAAACGAATGCATGATGATGCATTAACAGACAGAGCAAGATTTAGAGCTATATTAAATGGTGGTGAAGATGGTATTAAACAGTTATTAGGTCCTGGACTTGATGCTAGTGAGTCACATACAATACCAGCACCTAACCTTATGCTATCTGCTTTAGATAGACTAGCTCAAAAAATTGGTAAAGTTCCAACGTTAGATGTACATATTACTAATGCTAGAGATAGTGTTAGGAATCAAGGTAAGAAAGAAAAAGTAGAAAGAATTTTATCTTCATACGACAGTATGCAAAAATTAGAATTACAATTACCTCAAGTTTCAAGATGGCTTCCTGGTTACGGATTTGCTGTATGGGTTATTACAACAAAATTAGATATGAATGGACATATGTATCCATGTGCAGAATTACGCAACCCTTACGATTGTTTCCCTGGTTATTTTGGAAACACACAGCAACCTGATGAGTTAGCAATTATTCAAAAAGTTCCTATAACAAAACTTATGGAGATGTACCCAGAGCTTAAAGCATATTATAGAGATAAAGATAATGATTCACAATCATATGATGGTTACAATCTAAGAACTTCAGACGATGGTAGTTGGGAAAACTCAGATGAAAACGGAGATGTAATTTTAGAATATATGAACCTAGAGGGTACATATGTTGTACATGTTGCTTCTAAGAAAATAGTAGACTTTGTTCCTAATCCTCTTAAATCAGGTCCATCTTTTGTAGTAGCTAAAAGATTTAGTTTTGACAAAATACAAGGTCAGTTTGACCAAGTAGTTGGACTTATGGCTTCTATGGCAAAGATAAACATTTTATCTGTTATAGCTATGGAGGATGCAGTATTTACAGAAACAAATATAGTTGGAGAAATAGAATCAGGACAATATAGAAAAGGCAGAAATGCTATAAACTATTTAACACCTGGTTCACAAATAGTAAAACCTGTTACTAACTTACCGTATCAGTTATTTGAAGCTGTTGGTAGATTAGAAAGACAATTAAGAGTTGTTGCTGGATATCCAGTTCAAGACGATGCTATCTCACCTAATTCATTTGTAACTGGTAGAGGTCTAGAAGAACTGGAATCTGGTGTAGGAGCTATGGTTACTGAGTATCACACAATACTTGAATATGCTTTACAAGAAATAGATTCTAAAAGATTAGAGTTAGATGAAGTGCTTTTTGGTAACAAAAGAAAACCTTTGACAGGAACTTATAAAGGTGCATCTTTTTCAGAAAACTACACACCATCTACAGATATAGATAAAAACTACAGCACTAGAAGAAAGTATGGTGCTATGGCATCATTCGATGCACCAAATAAAATTATTACAGGACTACAGTTAATGCAAGCTGGAGTTATAGATAAAGAAACTATGCAACAGGAAATGGATGGTTTAGAAAATATAACACACATTAATGAAAGAATTACTAAACAGAAGTCAGAAGAAATTATGGACCAAATGTTAATACAAGCATCTCAGCAAGGTGACAAAACTGCTATGGCTGCTGTTGTAGAAATTTATAATAACCCTAAACAAAAAGGTTCTATATTAGAAAAATACTTTACAGCACAAGGTGAAGAACCAAGTCCACAGGAACAAGCTATGTTACAGCAAGCAATGGCTGGACAACAACAAGGTGGTCCACCAAACTTACAAGCTATGTTAGGAGGCGGTAATGCCCCACCTGTTCGATAGTGATAACGAAAAGTTTGCACAAATAATTGCTAGTAATTTTTCTGACCCAATAGAAGAAGTAATAGAAGAGTATGACCTACCTGAATATGTTAATGCAGAATACACTACACTAGCAGTTACTTATGTTCCTGGTCTAGGAAGAATAGAAATTACATTTCATCCTGATACACATGGGAATACATTTTGAGTAGGAAAAGAAAAGTTGCAGATTATAAAGCTGATGATTATAAAGGACAAGCTAAAGAGTTAGATACTTTAAGAAACTCTGCACCATTAGAACAGATAGAAGAACCTATTGTACCTACACAAGCAAGACAACCTGCACCTAGTAATTTAGGTGGATTTGTACAAGATGTTACTGCTCCTGAACAAGACCCTATGGTTAGTCCGTTAGCAGGTACACAAGAT